TAAGTGACTTGCGTGAATCAGGTGCTATTGAGCAGGATGCGGATATGGTACTATTTGTGCATCGTCCAGAGTATTATCATATTCTACAAGACGAAAAGGGAAACGACCTCCATGGTATGGCGCAAATCATTATAGCCAAGCACCGTAAGGGTGCAACGGGCGATGTTCTTTTGAATTTCCGTGGTGAATATACTCGTTTCTCCAATCCTGAAGATATCGATTTCAATGCTCCTTTGCCTGATGATTCTATAGGAGGAGAGATTATGGGAAGCAAGATGAACGATGGTCCATTGCCTCCGCCACCCGATGACATGATGAAGCCTCCATTCTAATCATTTACTGAAGCAAACTATTCGATTAGAGGGAATGCTTTATACAGCCTATCGAAAGAGAAAATTAATGCTAACGTCCTTACCTTGTTCAGCAATAAAGTTAATTTATTTCAGACAAGTGAGGACGTTCTTCTTATCGAATATTTCCACTTCTATATCTTGGTTTTAAAAGAGATAGATTATAGAAAGATTTTGATATATTCTTTACATTTGATTTTCTCATTCTAGGAAGTATCTGAGCGTAATAATTAGTTTTTTTACAAGGAATAACTGATTTCTGGAAGTCTGCCCTATGTTTTTTATAAAACGTACCTACGTTTTGAGTGAAATGTACCTCCGTTTTGAGTAAAATGTACTATCGTTTTTGGTGAAAGATAGCTCAATTTTAGCGAAAAACTTAATCCGACAAAACGAAAAGTAGGTGCATTGCAAAACGAAAAGTGATATTTTGATGCAAAACGAAAAGTAACAATTCTCAACACGCACACAACAGTAAAAAGGTGGCAAATTCTTGCAAGACTTGGATAATTCTGCAAGATTTTGCCACCTTTTAGATTATACGTTAAGTTCAAACTTTATATCTTCATTACTACCGAGAAGTTCTTTTGTAGGTTCTATATTGTTTTTGTATATATGGACATTAGCAAGATTGAGCGTTATAGATTTCAACGGAAGATCTATTTGCCTTGACATCAGATATAGATGATAGATATCTGCAGGCAGACCTAAATTAGCGTCAGAACTGCGCTGAAAGGCTGATATGACAAGTTCACCTTCATCTATTTGGAACTGTACAAGGCTAAGACAGGGTGCTTGATTAGTTTCTGCACCAGTCTCGCCTAAAAACAACACATAATTCTTGCTGCTACGCTTTTCACGATTTATCTTCTCTATCAGTGGAGGCAATTTCTCCAGATACGTAGGATAACTATTGACAAGGATTGAACCACAATAATCCCACCAAGCAATACCTGCCTTACGATATTTCTCAATCTGCCTTTCACCTTGCATGAACAGTTGTAGCTCATCCTTTAGCTTCCTACGTGCTATACCGTGAGTTTCGAAGATGTCGAGTAAGTCTGAAGGAGTAAGTGTTAGCTGTTCGTTCAACAGATACCTAATTTCCCCTTTCTTATTACACTGTTGCTTTCCTGTATGAATGATTCTGTCTAAAATCTTGTAGTATTTATTCATCGTTTTATCAGCATTTGAATAGTATTTAACCAGCATTCTTATACAGCATCATATCTGTATAAGTTGAGTTATAATTCATGCGAGCATTGAATTCTACTTTAGTACAATTCTCAAATGGATTATCGATATGCTTATTTCGACCTATCCAGTCACAGAGTTCAAGTATAGACGACTTATTGCTTGTGAAGTAAACGAATGAGTGACTGGAAAGAACAGACAGCACGTCAAGATAGTCTGCAAGTTTCCAATACATCTTATAAGTTCCTACATCGGTACTTAGGTACGGCGGATCAACCAGAAAGACTACACCAGGTATATCCTTATATTTCTCGAACACCTCCTTATAATCACAGGAGGTTATAACAAGTCCCTCAAGGTAGTCAGGATACGTATGATAATCAGTTGCCTTGATACAATTATACAAGGTTTCTTTCTCAAACTCTTGATATGCCGTTGCATACTTCATTGAAAAAAGTAAGGAAGAGGACAACGTTATGTAGTCTACGTATCCGTATAAACATTCATGCTCACGTATCAGTGTTAGAACTTGCTCACGTTCCTTTCCCTGTATCGGTTTATGTCGCGGAACACTAACAACGCCTCTTAATCTTGTAAGGAGTTCGTTGGTCTGTGGAATATGCTCCAAGCGGTATTGATAGCCATCGAAGTCATTATATACTACGGTGGCATTGGGTTTTTGGCACTTGGCGATGTGTGAAAGCAAACCACTACCACCGAATAAGTCTACAAAGGTCGTATTGTCTGGGAACTGCTGGAGCACCTTAATATACTCCTTAGCAAACATCCGCTTCTGTCCCTGAAATGGAAGTGGTGCTGATAAATATTGTTTTCTCATTGTCTCACTTATTTTGTACGGCAAAGGTCGCAATATTTATTGATCCAAGAGAAAAGCGAGAACAAGTCATACTGCAAGCGTTTTGCAGTCACTTTGGAAGCGTCTAATCAAATCATACACTTTGCGTTCACTTACGGCGTACTTATCTGATAGATGTGCTACGATATATGATACTTTCTCGCCATGTTCTATCAATGCCATATAATCAGTATATAAGTCTACATACGCTTCATCTTCCAAGCGTATACCAGCCGTTTTGAGCTTTTTTATTAGCTCACGATTAAATTTCAATACTTCTATTATCTTCATTATCCTAAATTTTAGTATCTTTGCAATGTCTCACTTATTAAACAACAAAAACGGCACGATGCGGCAGAGGGTATATGCCCCCAGTCAGCATCGTGCCGATGTGTTGTTAATAGTAAGTGAGACGACTTTTAACGGGCTGGGGGCTTTTTTTCACCTGCAGCCTGCTAATAGACTACAAAGGTACTGAATTTTGGGCAGGTTGTCCTCAAAATTCAAAGAAATGAATCTCAAAGAGCTTATTCAAAACTTAACAGCACAACTTAAAGGGCATAATGCGCTAATACAGATACAAGTAGATGGGCAATACGTCATCAAGCATATTGGTGACGTCAACAAATTGGTCGACAACCCTACTCTGATTGCCTACAAGGAGGATAGTTCTTTCCTCGACTGGATGGAAGGTGAGATAGATAAGGAGACATATACAGCTGGGACGATTGCGAATCATAAGGCTGCGCTTGAGGTACTAAGGCGGTTTAAAGGAGGTATGACCTTCACGCAGATTGATTATAAATGTATATGCGATTTCGAGAACTTCCTAAAGAATGCTGGATATGCGATTAATACCATAGCTAAGTTTATGAAGATATTTCGTCGATTCGTCAATCTTGCTATCGACGAGGAACTGATGACTGTCTATCCTTTTCGCAAGTATCATATCAAGACGGAGAATGTTCAGAAACAATCGCTGACAGAAAGAGAACTGAGGAGGATAGAAGATAAGGAGGAGAAGGAAGACTTAACAGAAGAGGAGAGAAAGGTGGTTAAAGGTTTTCTATTCAGCGTCTATTCTGGTCTTCGATTCTCGGATATCGTGCAAGTAACTAAGCAGCACATTAAGAACATCTATCGGAACAAGTGGGTGGTGATGCGTATGCAGAAGACTGATCACGAGGTGAGGATACCTATCTCTAAGATGTTTGGAGGCAAGGCAGCAACAATGATACAAGAGAACAAAACCACTACTGGTAAGCTGTTTCAACTACCTTGTAACGCACGCTGCAACTTGATACTGAAGCGTGTGCTTAAACGATTCAACATACATAGGCACATTACTTTTCATTGTGCCAGGCATACGTGCGCTACTGTGCTATTGAGTAAGGGAGTAAACTTACCTATTATACAACACATATTAGGTCATCAGAGCATCAAGACTACTCAGGTGTATTCTGCTGTGAAAGACACAACGATTAATAAGGAGATACGAAGAGCGTTTAGGTGAGGGTTCCATCGGGACTATGTTTAGAGGTGGGTCGTTTGAATCGCTGAAAGAACTTGGTATGTTTGGATTTGTCGAGCTGAGTAAGGAAGCCTTCAGAAATACAACAGTAAAAGAGTCTATTGTTATACCTGAAGGTTGCACGAACGTAGCGACAGGAGCCTTTGATAATGCCACAGTAAGAACGATAGAGCTACCTTCTACTGTATCTTTTCTCTCGGGTACTTGCTTTCACGAAGCACGTATCGACAATCTGATTTTCCATGGAACTCAGCCCCCTCGAATATATGGATATTGGGAGTTCTTTGGAGCGAAGATAAAACACATATATGTTCCTGATAAAAGTGTAGATTCTTATCGTTCTGCTAATCTCTCACCATGGTTAGAATATGAACCGCTTAGTAAGTTTCATTCGTAAAGCTCACTCATAGGGAGTATTTCTTTAGCGAACTTGCTATAAAAAGAAACTTGTTTGTAAAGATAAACACTTTCGTCTGGAACATATAGCACCGCATCTTTGTTGACATACCAAAAGAAATATGCAGAAGGGTCTGTGTTCTCAGGAGGAGTTTCTGCATGTAGTATGACTCGCTTCAATGAACTTGCTCCATTAATTACCATACCAAAGGTGAAGCGTATATCCTTGCTTAATATAACTATTTCTTCGACATCATAACAATTCATAAGTAATCCACCTTTTACTTCCTTTAGAGAACTCGGATAAACTACACGCTTCAAACCCTTACAACTTCTGATATAGGCAAAGTTCATCCGTTCCCAATGGTGTAGAAAACTTAGGTCTAAATTCTTGATCGAATCTTTGCCGACAAATACAGTCCCGATGGGATTAAAACGGTATTTAGATACTGTTTTAATCCCATCGGGACTAAATTTCAAAACCTCACAATAAAAGGTTTTGCAGAGCTTCGGTACTTCACTTCATTGAAGAACGAAAGAGAAATATTTAAAAACACTACTTTCGGCACTATAGAGCTACCAGAGGGACTAACCCTGGTTCCACATTCTATATTTCGTTTTAGCCAAGGAGAAAATGTTATTATACCTTCTTCTGTAACAGGCATTGATGAGTTAGCATTCAATCGTGCAAGGATAAAGAACTTAGTTTTCAAAGGTGATACGGTCATCGAAAAAATCTACTATTGGGGTATTCTTTTCGCACGTATAGAGAATCTGTATGTCGCTCCTCATTTGGTGGAAAAATACAAGCAAAGTGCAAAATGGAATAGTAACGCTATGCAAGGTTACTTGGGGAACATTCTACCACTCAGCGAGTATCATCCTTGATACTCACTGAGAGGTGCAAATGGAATCCAATTTCCCCATTTTGTACGATATAGTTCAATAGATTCATCAGGAACATAGACTTTTCCCATACGTATCTTTCCGCCAAATTCTTGATAGCCATATAACTTAGGCGGAGTTTTAGAGCGAAAAATTATATTCTTTGTTTTACTACTATGAAAACACGTGCTAGCTAAATATGTAACAGACGCGGGTATATCTATCGTATCAATAGTAGCGTTGAAAAAACAACCGTCTGACACCGCTTTACAACTACTCGGGTAGATAAGTACTCCTGCTACAACTACATTTTTGAAGGCTCCTTTTGCTAATTCACTTGCTCCAAAAAATCCAATCTCTCTTAGTGAAGTAAATTCTTTATTTGCGAACATAGTCCCGATGGAACTAACAGCTGCTGCTTCCTCCATACTTAGCTCACCATCACCGTCTTTATCCCAGTTTTCAACGCAAATACGCTTCACCTCGGGGTCTTCAAAGCGAATCCACCACTTAGCGATGTTCAGCTTGAGTTTCGGATAGTGCGTCATTAGCGCATCGTAGGTGTCACGATATGCGCCTGTGGTGAGGTTGATTGTGCCGTCGAGAACTGGGTATAAGGGTCATTGCCATACTGACCTTCTGCATCGATTCCTTGATATGTTCCATCGACTAACTGAGACAGCTTATCAAATGCTCGTCCGTCCGTGAATGTTTCATTAAAGCCCACACAGCGCACGTAACGCAGGGCGTGAGGCACTTGCCCTACCTGTGCATCCATTATTCCAATGAGCATCTTAATCGGCTGGAGATTGTCACAACCACTCACGAAGTAACTCATTACGTTAGGGGCACACGCTTCTGTATTGCACTTCTCATTGGTGAGCTTGTCAAGGTTCTTTAATTCCACGTATGACGTGGAAGCAGGATAGTCGACTTCTTCGAGCGCACCACCATCAGCGAAGTGTGCTTCGGTTAGCGATGAGCCACCAGCGAGGAACTTACGCAGACGGAAGTTACTACGCATATCGAGCGAGCCTCCAAGAGTAGAGATGTTCTGCACATCAATCTCCTCTAAGGATGTTGTATTACCGAGCGTAAGCGAAGCTATGAGTATCTTCACCTTCTGTTCGTTCTCATCACCGAGTTTCAATCGCTTGAGTCGCTTACCTATAATAGAAAGCGCACCATTAATTACATAAGAACTCCAATCGCCTATATCGAGCAGGTAGTCTGCTGACTTGACAGATAGCTGCTGATCACTGGTACCGTTAATGTCTACAACTATCTCGCAAGGCTTTCCTGCATCAGTACGAGCACCACGCATAATCGTGGTACCGTATGCGATTGTAGGATATAACTTCATTGCAGGTGTTAAGCGCAAAACGATTGAGTTTGTCGTTGCGTCAGCCTGTGCGGAGGTACGGACGGTAATTGCACCTTCAGCGGTCTTTGCGTCATAATCTCCGAAGCTGTACTTGCTCATCAAGTACTGAATACGCTTCTTTACCCACGCTACTTCAGGAGACTTACCGTTACCGAGCGACTGACCAAGTGGGTCGGTGTCGTTAGTATATGTTCCCTGCAACATGGCAAGCTTCATCTTCTCGTATAGCTTGCCATCTTCATTGTAGAGCATAGATGAGAATTTATCAATTACTGAGAAATAATACCTCTCGAAGTACGCAAAGAGTTTCTGCTGATGCGTACCCTTTTGCAGTCCTCCCAGTTCCTCCATCTTCGCAAGCATACGACGCATCATCTGCGCACGCTCCTCTGGATACGCTTGTTCCATTAAGTTCCACAACACAGACTTCTCACCATTCCATACAGGCGTACCGTCAGCATAGGTGTCGTGAAACTCTACCCAGTAGGGTTTTTTCATTAAACCCTGATTGATGACCGTTAAGATTGTATCAAGGTCATCTTGTCTGAATCTCCATTTGCTCTTTGACATGTTTGTTATGTATTAAAGTTATACGGATAAATGTTTTTAGCGCAGTTATCCGTTGCTGCTGTGGTTTCTACGTATAACTGATGAAAAAGTAGGTCCATTATGTCCCAGTCCTGTGGCTGCTCAGCACGGAGCTTCTGAATACGTGCGGACTTGAATAATTCATTGAGTTGGGCTGCATCACTAACCGAGTTGAATATTGTCTCTGTCAATCCGTACTTATCACCGACCAACTGCTGACGGAGATTAACCACCGACACACCGCTGTCAAGTGTTGAAGGACAGAACTTCTTATACAAGCTATCGTAATAGTATAGGTTGTATTGATTAGGATCACCTTCTTTCGCAATCCAATACTCAATGTGCGTCGAGTGTGGATCAGCATTTAACTCGTCAAGTGTACCATTGAATGGCTCAATGAATGTGTTACACGAATAGATGATATTATAAGCTGTGATATACGACTCTACGAGCTGCTCTGCTCGCTGACGGGTTTCATTATCTGCTGTAGTCTTATCATCAGCAGGGAGGTTAGCGTAATCCAAATCCCAACAGTTCTCCCAAGAGAGTTCAGAGACTTGGTACTGATACGCTTCTTCCTCCGTGTTGTAGCGGATGCGCCTTTTATCCCAAGGCACTTGATACAAAGTAATACGTGGTGAGTTGTCAGAGCCTTCAATAGATAGGAGGTCTGGGAAAAGGTCCTTATCGTAGCCGAAGGTTGCTGCGTCGCCCTTGTCAGGTCCAACCGTAAACAGACCGACAAACTTATACGTCACTGTTCCGTCCTCTGCCGTTTGCTTTTCAAATCCTACGAAGGTCTCTTGGTATATAGATACTCTTGCTTCGCTGTTCTGCTCGATACCCTCATTGGTTAAGCCAACTGCCTTCCATAGGTCGGTATACGAGTTTACAGAACCTAACTTATGGTATTGCATTGAAGAAGCGATATTCTTCTTTCCTGTCAGCTTAGAGATTTTAGGAAGATTCTTGAACAGCTCAAACTTCTTCTGCGTAGTCTGTCCGTCCTCATATACGATGGTCGTATCTTTAGCTACCTTTGCCTTCCAGTTCCATAGGTAGTAGAGCATTGAGGAAGTTCCCTGCCCTTGCAGCTGAAGGTTGGTAATCGTCAAGCGGTTAAGATTCGTATTGCCGTCCTTAGGGTATATCTCCAGCGTTCCCTTAGGTCTATATGATTTGCCGTACTCATACGCTGGGAGTGGCTTATCAAAAGTAAAGACATTAACCTTGCCACGCACTTTGTCAAAATCGACTGTGGTACCGAGCGTGTCGTAGATGTCGTTGTCTAATTTCTCCGCACTCTTCTCACCTACGGTCGACAAGGCGTTGATATAGTCTTGATGCACGTTAGCAGCATCCATTGCGCTATCGTATATACGAACAGAGTACAAATCAACATCAGCCTTATCCGAGCCAATGACAATACCGCCTCCTGAACCTATCTGCATAGAATCGGTAAGCAGGTAAGCGAACTTGCGAGCTTCGACACCGTCAATGTAGAGATAAACAAGGTTCAAGTAGTAGGTATTGCCATTCAAGACGTAGGTGTACTTCTTTGGACTAATTACGAGTGCCAGACGAATGCGCACACCATCATCTGTGCTCATCGCCTGTACGTCAGGATTACGCTCGCTTCGAGTTGCGAACATGATAGAAGAAGGCTTCACTTTAAGACCGATATAACCCTTCTGATAAGGCATAGCGATAGAGATACACTCTGCATCGTAATCAGAAGTGTTATTAATCTGATAGTCTATCTCAATGGTTTTTCCGCTCTGTGCTGCTTCCTTGGCGAATGGCTTGTAATCGATAGTCAATCGTGAACCAGCGAGCAAGCGCAATGTGCGTGCACCCTCGTCGTCAGTCACCCAGCCGTCTCGAGAGAAAGCCACGTTCTGCCACTCAGCACCGATATGCTCGGTATTGATGAGATTGCGGAGGACATTGCGGTCGGTGTCGGTGTTATTTCTGTTCTTAGCATACAGATAGAATACCGCTCCTGCTGTAGCTGAATAGCCTTGCGAGTTATCCACAGGGAATGGGATAGCGTCACGCAAACGCACCTCGTCTGTTGGGTGAGTTCTGAACCCAATTAACGCTGTAAAATCAGAGTTGTCGATTGTCTCCACCTCAAGCGAAAGGGTGTATTGCATCTTGGTTTGTGTCAAAGTATTCTCAGACACATTCTCTTGCAACACCTCGTTATCCTTCTTCATCAAGATTGAGAGCGGTGTCGTTACCGCCTTGCCGTCATATACAGCATATTCCAGAACCTTATTTTCGTACCAGTTAAGCAGTTTCTCTGCCTTATTGTTAACGACAACCATCTTCACAGCCTCGTTATTAGCCACGGCCATAAAGTCGTAACCTACAGGAGTAGTTTGGACCGTGTTATCTTCATTCGACAACCAAGCAGAGAGATGGAAGATACCAGTCTTATTCGTGAATGGCACGGTATAAGCGACAGGCGATGACGTGTAAGTGGCGGTACCGAGCTGACGCTCATACGTCTGTTCGTAACCTTCTCCTGTTATCTTCACATGAAGAGTCTTTGAAATATTACCACTGATATAACACGGCAGCACTATATCGCCTTGGTATGCCTTCCACCAGTTGAACTCTGATATTGAGAGGAAGAGGGCAGACAGCGTAATCGAATACACTAACGCAGGGGAGGTTTGTCCTGTCACCTCACCTGTAATCTTCACCATGATATTATTTTGCCCACTCTCAAGGAACTTGAACACATCAACAGTTGTCACGGTATTAGACTGACATCGTCCACGAGCCTTAGAGACGAATGTTCCATCGCCAGCCTTAGCGAAAATCTCGTACGTTCCCCACTCACCGCTATCAATATAATCCGCTTGCCCGACATCCTTAGTGCGAGACACGAACATAAACTTGATTGCGCACTCTCCTGCTGACTTAGAAGCCGAGAGCGTAGTAGAGGGAGATTGATTGACTGCTCTCAAGTAATAGAGGATAGTCTGCTGCTGACTACCACCTTGTCCAATAGGAAGCTCTGACAACTTCATTGGAACCCACTCTTCACTATTCCACACGAGTACGCAGGTTTCAGACGTAAGCGAATCCACCTCCACACTTACGTTAGAAATCTGTCCGAGCGTAGGGCGGTTCTTAGCAACCACCACCTTCACACGCTCCTCTTCGGCATTCTGTGCTTGTATGAGTTCGTTAATCTTTTCAGGAATCTTATTGAACTCATCAGCCGTGAGTTGGTTCCCTGTCTGTTTATTAGGGATGTATATAGGCTCTATGTTCTTTGCCATGTCTATGCGAGTTTAAATGGGAATGTATAAGTAAATCCGTTGTTGCCTTCAATCTGAACGCCGTGCGCCAGTGATAGAGCATGGCAGACAATATCCTGTAGCAGCTTGGGATGGGCGGACACAAAGTTCTCGCCAGTCGCATCCTCAATGCTACGGACGGAAGCCTGTGTAAAACGATTGTCAGTTACATGACTCTCTGCGATATGTAGCTTTATATACTTCATCATAAGTACCCACCCCCAGCCCCTCCCCAAGGGAGGGGAGACTGATTAGTGGTGTTGCTTGTTGTTACGTTTGTTATACATTAATTCTTTTACCTTTGATCTTTAATACCCACTAAGAACTATTTAAACTCCCTCCCTTCGGGAGGGTTGGGGTGGGTTCTTATCCCCTTCCTCCTCCTTTAATTTTGTTATCTCACCCTGTCCGTAATCAATGATATTGCCTCGCCACATCACACGATACTCAAATTGGGGAGTTATGGGCAACATAGTTCCTGATTTATACTGATGGTTGTAACTTTCAACATATAGAATTTCAGCTGACTGATCAACTGCTATCGTCTTGCTTTGTCCCTCCATAACTGGTACGACCATATTCTTAATGTCAAGATTGGGGACATCAACCTCCACTCGGATATTGTCTCCGAACGTGCTACTCTCAAATCCTGTATTGCGCACATAGAGTGTGAAGCTGAACGAAGCCGAAAGATACACACCATCACCCGCCTCCTTGACAGACATTAGGCACGCATGCTTTCGTGCGTATGCCGTAATATCCGTTGGAAGAACGATGCCATTGCGGTTCAATCGTAACATTGTGTTGCCCTCTTTATCCTTGATGATGAGATTAGCCCGCCCGTCAATGATACCATATTCTATTCTGTCCACCGTGCCTTGCGCGATGATACGTCGCGCATCGATTGTGCCATCAGCATTGAATACGGCTGATTCCGTTCCGTCAGCGGCTTGTATGCGGGTCTTGTTCGCAACCAAAGTAAGCGTACTATTCTCACCATCAAGGTGAATTCCTACGGATTCAAGCCCTGTTATCAAATCACGCACAAAGGCATCAATCGTCTTATCGCCGATCTTTAGTTGTGCCTCAAATTTCTTCGTGGTGTACTCTTGCGCCGAAGCCCAATCGTCGATATCGAACTCCTCGTCCTTGCCACGTGATTTCACACATACCAGCAAGTCGTTCTTATATTTGCCGCCGAATGTAGCTTGGCTCCACTGGTCGCCCTTATCATACGGTGGTACTGGCTGCGCCTTGACAAACACCCTGCGCTTGCCGTCAGCTGTATCTTGTGCGTGCTTAGCAGCCTCAAGCGACTTCAATACGTCAGCGTCGGTTATTTCTTTCCAAGAGTATGTGTTATCAGGATTCTTTTCGAATGAATACGCCCGACCACCACCTGTCTCTGCGTAACTTCTATTATAATAGATGTCATGTAGGTGCATTTCTTTCGTTGCTTCATCCGCCCACTCACTGGCAGGCTGTGTTGAGGCTGTCGGCACAGCATCACCAAACCATATTACGATTTGCTTGTCTGCCTGATCCTGCACAGCGTTAAGTTGTGATTTCAAAGAGGCTATGTACTCCTCCATCGGCATATCGTTTCCATGCTCGTCCGTAACCATCCACCAAGAACCTTCAGTCGGACTCATCTGAATCTTTGGTTTAGGCATTGAGAAAGAGTTGATACCGACATACATACGATAGTAAGGTGAGCCTGTCCCTGCTGCTGCCTGAATAATTGCGTGCTGGCGTGCTGGATTTGTCTTATTACCTAATGTTGACACTTCATCGCCTACCTTAGGCTCATCGCTACCACTTGCGTAATCGTCAGCGTTTGTATTACCACAGATGTCCACATAATCAGTACCGAGCCCGAAGACACGTCGATGCCAATAATGATTTGACATCTTACCTTGCTGGTTGACTAAGTTGAATGTCTCACAATAAGCGTAATCGTCCATTCCCATGGTATTGCTAACCATCCGTCCATCACCATCCTGCTGGGTGAAGTAACACCTCCAGCCACCGTCTATCTTCTCAACCTTGGAAATGGTGAAGCTGCCAGGAGAGTTGATTACCTTACCATTGATATGTGTCGACTTCATCAGCTGCACCTCTTCTGCGGTCAGCTGCTTGCGCACATGTAAGTAATCACCTTCAATATGGTAGTTGCCTTGCTCATCTGCATAGATACCTGCACCTGATGCCCCTTTGGAGAAGTTACCAATGAGTATGCGAGACAGTAGTGCTACACCATCAGCATTGATTGAAAACTGCCCATTTACTCCCAATCCGATACCCTTGAGGAAGGTGATGAGCTGCTGCGCCACGTCTTCTTCCTTCTTGCTTAGGAACTCCTTTTGCGAACGGCGGGCAGAAAAGAGATTGGTGTCGGTCGGTAGTGTAGATTCACCGCTCCGTATGATGTCGGGCACAGCACTGAGAGCAGACATTGCATAACTCTTTGCCTCGTTAATGCCATCATTAATGCGAGTCATGCTGCCCATACTTGTGGCATCGCTGATTTCAAGATTCATCTGGCTGGGTAGCGTCACACTGCGACTAATGCGAGTGATGCGACTGCTGCGAAAACCTGTTTCGGGGAAATATTGTGGGCTTTCCAATCGTATTCTCCGCCCGATATAGAGTTGCACCCTATTGCGTTCTATCCAGACATGGTGTGTAGGACATTTATACACCGACGTGTCGATGCAATGCTTGGCATTGAATGCTTCTACCGCTGCGAGGAACTCCTGTTCAGCCAGACCGTAATACTCATCGGGCATACGGATATTCCAAAGAATATACTTATCACCAGGCTTCGGAATGAGCAGTCCACCCGGCAGCTGCATTTCATCATTATAAGGCCAGGTGGTTATGATTTCAAACTCTTGTTCCTCGGCATGGTAATTCACTTCAAAATCCCTTCCGTTGAGCTCGCCACTTTGAAACACCACATGCTTTACCAGTCCTGCCAGTTCGTATTTATTCGGGTTGAAAGGTAGGTCTTTATCTTTGAACCAGTATATTTTGAAAGGTTTACCTTCGTTGTCCTTAACCGATGATTCCCTCACTTCGCTCACCGTACCGATGCGACGTGGATAAATGTCAGCAAAGGCGGCCTCTTCATAATGATGAAAGACACCATACTTCTCTACATTCATATCCACATATTTCTGACCATTCGGCAACTGGAGACGTACAGCACCATACTTCTCACGGTCAATATTGCGCGAGCTACCCATTGGAAACAATCGTGTATAAAACTTCACACCATCAGCCGTATCGCGTTCAAGCTGCGTGATACTCTCTGGATAACGCAGTGTGAGTTCCTCGCCATGCACGCACTTACAGACATTCACCGTTTGCCCCTCCACCCACCATTCTGTATTGGCAGCTTCGGCAACCTTGTGCAGAGCTTCGTCACAATAAGTTCCGCTGTAGTCTATAGTCAGGTTTTCGGTTGCAATGACACTACCCATCTTCCACTCCGTTGAACTCATACCAGCATTGATACAGCCGACTATGAGCCGCACATGCTCTGCAGCTGGAGCAGTAAGCGTGAATACCGCTTCGTTCTCACCATCGGGATTCTTCAGCACCAACAACCGCTTGATAAGACTTTCTATACCATAGAATTTCAAATCGTAGCTCCATTCACTCTCACTCTTCTGTGTCGGCAGATAGCGTTCCTGCAGCCAGTAGCGTTCACCCCCAAATTCGCACCAGTCGTTTACGTCAAGCTGCACGAAACTATGATGTACGAATGAAAGGGAAAGCAGGTTATCGCCGCCAAGTGTTTTATCTTGTTGACTGTTATTGCCTGGTTCTATTTGGCACTTCAAATTATTGTCGCTCCCGTATATTTTAATCATCTTGGTAGGTTATAAAAAATAAACTTATCGTTTATGCATCGTAACTCTATCACTTTTAATGCGTAAACTTATCGTTTACTACCGCTAAGTGATAGGTTTACGAATTGCATAGTAATTGCTCATTGATAAAATGCTGTTTGAATACTGATTAAACACCATTAGAATGAGGAGACTGGTTCACGAAATTTCACCTTGAAGGCTCCGCATTGCTGTCCAGCCGACCATAGGTTACTGATTGCCGTAAACCCGCTTGGGAACTGATCGACAAACATACGCATTTCTAAATTCAGCGTAGGAAATCGGAAGTTTAACCACCCTTTATTGCCTTGCTTCAAAAAGTGCACGAAATCAGTGTATCGTCTGACGAACTCACTTGATGTGCTGGCACTAACGGCAAAATGAAGTGTTACGTCTCTCCCTTCAGTCTTCGGACGCAGGTCATCGCTATACTCTTCACCATGTTGCTCACGTATATTAACAGCAACATTCGTCTTTGTCTTTGCTGGTGCGAGCAGTGCATTGAGATTCTCGTGTCCGCCTTTCTGTTCCTCTCGTAAAAAAGCCTTGTAAGTTGTCCAGATGTCAGTATCATTGATAAACACCTGCCCTGATAATATATGTTCTGCCATAAGTTTATCTCATTTTTATTCCGTCACGTTTCATAGCTTTAATATCTTCTGATATATCTTTTAGATGCTTGCAATAGGATGTGTTCTCAACCAGTTCTGCAAGACGGTCAGAAGCCGAAGCCCACCGCTCTGCTATCTTAGCGAGCAGGTTGTCCATACTTGCCCAGTGAAGCTGTCCACTGGTAAAGAGCCCTTCCAGTTTCGTTCCTTGGTCTTGTGTCATCGTTTCAAAAGCACCACTTCGCCCTGTTTGCTGTGTTCCTTCAGAAGGGTCAATGCCAGCAGCATCGTAAGCAGCATTTCGCTCAGCCTGCATATCATTGACTATCTTGGTGTACATATTTTTTAGACTCTCGGCTTCACCTTTGGAAAGTCCGTCTTTCATTGCATCAGCAAAGTTGTTGTACCATGCCCGAAGTCTATCGCCATACTTTTCCGACTGCATCCAGTTCAGAATAGCATTCTCAAACATCTCATCGACACTCTTCAGTATCTCACGATTACTATTCTTTACGTCCTTCACCAGTGATACTAATGAGTTGCGGGCAGAATCGAAACTAACGTCAGTCAACTTCTCACGATAGGAGTCTTCAATCTTCTCCAGCTGCTTCCAATAACCGATGTAGTCATCCATGAACTGCGCTGCGTCCTTATATCCATCGTTAGCAAGATCCTTGAGGTGGCTGTATTCACTTGTGAGTTTCGTTGCGACCTCATACATTTCCTTGCTTGATAGTGTCCACACATCAGCAGCACCTCGCACGTTTTTACCCAGCAGTTTACTGATAGCATCCCACTCGCTATTTCTCATGCCTTCGTTAATCTTATAGTTCGAGCTGTGGTGCCCATCAGTCCATGCTTTATACCAATGTCCATTTGTGTATGCAGCACCACTACGTGCCATACTTTCACGTGCATTGCGTTCCAAAGCCTCTATGTTCCGCTTCTGTTGTTCGTATAGGCTGCCAGCATCACTCATCTTCGATTTACTAAGCTCATCGGTGAGATTGTCAATAGCCTGTTTCAAATCAGCATTACTTTCAGTGAGCTTTTCAAGATCGCGCTCTAAGTTCTTATCGCTATCGCCATCTCCTAACAGACTGGTCAATTTACTGAATCCACCAAACGATACCGTGTCAAGTATATGATTAAGGTGTTCCATCAGATTACCTAAAGGTTTTGTGATAATCTCTCCACTGAACACGTCATCTAATATCTTCTCGACTGCTCCAAGTATAGTATCTTGAAGACTTGTGACAATACCACTGATACCATTCTGTGCAATAGCATCGAATATACCAAGGACAGCACTGATAACTTCGCCCATCATGCCCGTATCACCGAGAGCTGTTGAGAGAGCTTTGCTTACGCTGCTGTCTTTCCCAAACAGAGACTGAAACCCTTTTGCAAGTGCATTGCCTACAGTCTTTGTGGTCTCACTGCCGCCAAAGAGTTTATCAAGCTGCATCAGTGCGCCACCCAGACCTTTGAGCGAGCCACTTGTAAGTCCACTAATAGCACTCTCCAGCCCTTCGAACATTCCCTTGGCTCTGTCAGCACTTGCTTTCAGGCTTTCAGTTGCTTCATTGGCTGCCTGACTATATGTTGCAACAGCTGTGCTTGCTGCATTCTGTTCAGCTACCAGGCGGTTTACTTCCGTTTGCCAGCGTTCCATATCTTCGGTGTTCCCTTCGGCTTGTGCCAGTTCAAGTTTCTCACGTGCATTTTTCAGACTTTCGGTAGTCTCTTCATATACGTGGCGTTCCACTTCTTGTGCTGTAATGAGCTTCTCCATAGCGGCCTGATAAGCCTCCATGTCATTGCTAACCTTACGAAAGATGTCGCCGTCCCATACGGCAGAACTTTGTTCAAGGCGATGGATCAGTTCAAATACTGCCGATTGATCTTGGATGCTACTACTCTTAAACTCTTTGCTCTCGGTTATCTTTCGCAGCTTACCGAGTAGCGGGTCAAGTTCAGACTTAAAGATTGCGCCGAACTCACCAAATGCACTGCCCCAGTCAATACTTTGTTTGATAGCATCAACGTCAACCTTACTCTGTGCAGTGTTGCGTTCAGCTATCAGTTTCTGCCGCTCCCCTTCACTTGTTGCTTTCTTTATCTTCTCAGCGTATTCCTCTGCTATAGCTAATTTCTGCTGGTTAAAAGAGCCATACTCTTTTAGATAGTCGCGCATTGCCTGACGGTCGGCTGAGAATACATCAGAACGTTTCTTGAGGAAGTCTTGCTTAGTAGCTACCTCTTGTGCTTTCTTGTTTTCCTCCTCCTCTTTAGTATAAGCAAATCGGCTATCAGCAGGATTTGCATGAAAGACTTTTCCCTTATTCACAGGGTTAGCCTCCCAAGCTTTTTGTGCAGCTTCTATCTTACTCTTCTTTATATCCTCATAATTTCGTTTTATCTTTTCCTTCTCCTTGTCGAAGTCGAGTTGTATCTGTGCAAGTGTCTTCTTAGAACCCTCTTGCATGGCATCAATCCGTGCCTGCTGCGTTTCCAATTCCAAATCCTTTGCAGCACGCTTACGCTCTTCTTTTTGCTCTTCAAGTATCTCTTGATAGCGAGCTTGCTGCCGAGCTATCTCTTCCTTGGAGGGGCCTTTCTTCTTTTTTTTCTTTTTCTTTTTACTCTTTTTCCTGTTTTCGTTAAAAATCGTCTCGGCATATCCCCCTTTATGAGCAGAGAGTTTTGCCGTCAGTTTGCCAATCTGACTATTATAATCAGCCCAAGCCTTCGTACCATATACCTCTCCATCACGCTTCTTCTTCAAATCCTGAAGGCGTTTCTCCATATCAGCATCAGAACCCGCTGTCAGTGCTTTTGGGATAAGGTTGTTGATGTCAATAAGAAGTCCCTTCAACTCTAATAGGCGTGAGTTGTCAGTCTCTACTTTGACCTCCTTAGCATTGATGTTATCTATCTCCGTTTGAACGCTCTGCATCTTTTCGACCAGTTGCTCGTAATTCATTTGGTCGATAGCTTCATTGGTAGTGTCCTTCGTGTCGATAGTAGCACTGGCTATACCTTCTAGCTGTGCCTGCGTTCGCTCCAATTCACCGTATGAAGAACTGAATCCACGAGCAGAGGTTTCCACATAGTCGTAGAGATTGTCGTGGAAAGCCTCAATTTCCTTATCTGTGACGCCCAATGTACGCAAGATATTTTCGATGGAATCTACTTCCTCCTGAACTGCCTTTGTTCCATCTTCTTGAGACTTGGCAAATGCAGCAGATATGTCAGCAGCATGACTCATCACCTCCGTTGAAATCATATTCCATGTGGCAGAGGTAACAGAACGTAGCTTCTCACTGGCAACATCGACGGACTTGTTAACCATTATTGAGACACCTTCTGGTGTTGTCTCTACGGCTTCACGTATTTCTTTATGCGTTGCATCTTTGGCTTTCTCCAGCAAACTATCCATGGCTTCCTTTTCAGCATTCATGGCATCTTCATTCGCCTTTGCTGCAGCTTCGGCAAGCGTCTTCTCTGCTGCCTGCTTACGGATAGCCTCAGTCAGCTCCTCATACTTCTTTTTCTGCTCTGTTAAGGTGTCATTGAGTGAAAGTTGATGAGTATTATATTCTTTTGCAAGTGAATTGATACTATCAAGGGCAGACTGATAAGTCTTCGATCCTTTTTCAACATTGGAAAGGGTGGCATAATAAGTATCTAACTGCGACTGCTCCTGCATCACTTTCTCGCGGAACCGACTGGTTGCGTCAGCTGCCTGTTCCGTTTCAGAGGTGAACATGGAGAGTAGTCCTATAATCGAAGTGATAGCAACCAGAGCGAGTCCGAAAGGGTTAGACATGAAGGCAGCTTTCAGACTTTGCATAGCTGTGGTTGCCATACGTGTGGCTGCAGCCCAAAGCCCTGTAGCACGTGTGTTGGCATTCTTTTGGATTGTGTCAACCTGTGTTTGGAAAGTTGACAAACGTGTGGCAGCTGTCTCCTTCACAGTTGCTGCCGTTGCAACATTCGCACGTGCCGCCTGCAAGTTGCGTGCTGCTGAATTTGCTTCTGAAGCAGCCGTGTTCAATTCTAACTCCGCTGCTTCAATAGCCTCGCCATTTCCAGTTTGTAAAATAGCTTCGTATTGCTCTTGTGCTGCAGCAACCGCCTCGTTAGCAGCATCAACCTGTAAGGATGCAGCAGCTGCCAGACTTGTAGCTTCATTGTAATTAGCCTCTGCCACAGCCACCTTAGTACGTAGCTCGTTTTCCATAGCAGCTACTTCGGCATCAATAGCTGCTTTATTTTCAGCCTTTGCAGCTGTATTTGCCTGTGTTGCTGATGTGTCGCCATTGATAGCATCAGAGTTAAGTGTTTCCTTATACTTTCCAACAAGCTCTTGCAGTTCGTTTACACGGTCGGCCTCTATTGCGGTCTTCTGCTGGCTGATGATATTCTGTAGTGCCTGTACGGCCATCAGCGTTCCCTTGTATTCGCCGTAAGCAGCTACAACCGTAAGGATAGCCTTACCCAACTTGTCGTAGTTCTTTACAGCCAGTGTTGCAAGGTCAATCCCCTGCATGATGAAACCTTCGCTACTTTCTCCCATGTCATTCATAGCATCTTGCCATGCACCCTCAAGGTTACTAATAGCTCCCTTCATACCCTTACTCTGCTTCTCAAGCATTCCATGGAATTTACCGCCCTCACCCGTTGCCGAGGCAAAGGCATCAGCAACCATGTCGACGCTGATTTTCCCGTCTGTCATTTCCTGCTTCAGCACACTCATACTCTTACCTGTCTTCTCTGATATTACGACGAGCGGGTTGAATCCAGCATTAATCATCTGCAACAGGTCTTGCCCCATCAGTTTGCCGGTAGAACTCATCTGCGCAAAGGCAAGTGTAAGGGAATTGAACTTCTGAGAGTCACCCATAGAGATATCACCTATCTGACGAAGGATAGGCATCACCTTCTCTGCTTCAATATTAAAACCTAATAAAGTTTGTGCACCTTTCGCAAGGTCGTTCATCATCAGTGGTGTACTGGCAGCGTATTCCTTGATATCACCAAATAGCTTATCACCATTAGTTTTACCAGCTAAGGTCTCAAAAGATATCTGAAGGCTCTCAATCTCACCACGTACATCAATTATCTTCTTGACAAATTCTGCACTCTGATCGACAGCGAATAGTCCACCAATAGTATTACGCAGACCACGAAGCCGACTGTCAAGCACATCTGCTTCACCACCGACTTCCTGCATACCCTGTTTAAGGTTGCCTTTCATTAAGAACTCTATTTCAACTGCCTTCATCTTTTGCTTTGAGGTTTTAAGTTAGATTACTCTGAAAGAAGCTTAGAACATCGTCTGCAGGGGTTCCCTCCTCATCAGTACGCATGTTCGATTTCTTCTTTTTGACGTAGCGTGGTGCATCTGCAAGCATCATCATCAAGGTCTGATAGTTTACGCCGTTAAGAATGTACTCTCGGCTCCAACCTGTGGCATTTGCGATTTGCCACACCAGACCAAAGGGGCTATGACTTCCTTCATACTCGGTTGCTAACTCCCCTTCTTTCGTTGGCTCAGACGCAGCTTCATCGGATTCGTCATCTCGGCTGATCTGATAATATTCGTAAAACTTTCAGTGCCTAACAGTAGGACGAACTTCATCATCGCTACTTGCAAATAGAGGTTGTCGACCATGTGACGCAGTACCCATGAAACAATCCATACGGGTTTCCACCATTTGCCACACATCGTCTGTGCCACCATGTCAGCCACCGTTTTACCATGCTCTGCAATGAAACGCATCTGTGCTTCTTTGTCAAGCGTTTCCAGCTCTTTATAAGTTGTACCTAAACTCAAGTAGAGTCGGGCAATCTTGATTTGCGTGCTTAGCCTTGGGCGACGCATTGCCATTCGAAGCATCAAAGGCTTCTTGCAGAAAGGTATTTTAATAGGTTTCAGAGGCACCGATACCCCTACGTCAAGCAGGGCTTCCGATGCCTCTTGTTGAACTTTCCGCTCATCCATAGTCCGTCATCCTTTATCCTGCAGGAATATCGATGATAGAGAATGGTGCTGTGCCATCAGCAGGCTTCATCACCTTCAACTGGCACTCAATCTTTGAAACCTCTGTCAGCGTCAGCTTACCACCGAGGTTCGATAGCAACACTGCGTTCGGAATCTTGATACGCTTTCCGCTTGGTGTGTCAATAAGGCACTCACCGCTAAGTTGTAACAAGTCCGTTGGTGCCTCCCACCCAGTCGCTGTTGCATGACCACCAAGCAAGGCTGCCATGTTCTCATAGTTGAGCTGTATCATATTGAACTTTGGCTCAACCGTACTATTCTTCTGCACCAATGTCAACACGGGGGCATCTGGCACCTGCTCGGCATCAACATCAACGCTCTCTGGAGCCTTGCCGCCCCACTCGAAGCTGTCTTTTTCGATGTAACCAACCGTCTTGCCAGCAAAGGTCATCTTGCTGAGACCATATAAAAAATCTTTATTTGCCATATACTCTTCGTTTTATAAATGAAATGATTGTTCTTATTTTCGATAAGATAAAGCCCGTTAGAATGCCGATTAAAAGCCATTTGAACGCCACTTGAATGCTGCTGAATGATGTAGTTTCTTTCTGTTCTTTCAGCTGCGATTGGCTGCTGTGCTGTTCACGGGCAAGACGCTTTTTAAGAACGCTGACCGTCTTCGATAGCTGCATGGCAACGAGTTCCAGTGAGTCGCAATTGGCTTCGATGATGATTTCGCCCGGTTCGACAGCTTCGTTTGTTCCGCCTGCCTTTGCTGTTTTGGCTGAGGGCTTACGACTTACCTTCAGACTTGCTTGCCCCTGCCGTGCCGTGTAGCTCGCTCCGAGAGGCAGCAGGCGCAGTGTGTCCAGATTGAGCGTTAGGCTCACTGCCGACATTGGTACCTTCACGGGTTGCATCTGCAGTGTGCTGATGTTCACCACCTCGCTGTCGAGTAGTTCTGTGCTTTGCTCTGACCTGCTTTCCTGTATCAGCTTCTTCGTCGAGTGACAACTCACCGCTGACAGGGCAATTAGCACGATGAGGACAAACCTGAATAGCCTCGATAGCCCGAGATAAGCGGTTAAGTGCCCGACGGGTACGACTGTTCTCTGTGCCGAGTGTTTCAATTTGCTCTTTTGTTTCTTCATACTTCTTTTGAGTTTCAACTAATAGTGCTGAGATATCCTCGTACATAGCCTTATAGGTGTCATGCACCTCTTTAGCCGTCTTGGCATCTCTTGTTTTCTTTTCTGCTATCCAGGCAATGGCAGCACCGATACCACCTGAAGGGATTGCCCATTGCAGAATCTGGAATATAGTGTCTGCCATTGTCTTTGAAGCCTCACCTTCTGCCCCTCCCCAAAAGGGAGGGGAGTAGAATGTGGTGTTGATTTATTGTTAGCTTGTTTTAAAGTTCTCGTTGGTAATTACTCCCCTCCCTTTGGGGGAGGGGTTGGGGGAGGGGCTATTTCGCGTACATCAAAACACGGACAGGCCTTGCTTGGGTTCAGTTCATGGTGTCCCACGATGCGTATCTGAGGGAAACGACGATGGAAATCCTGGACGTAACGCTTGAGGGCTTCACGCTGTGCCTCGGTGCGAGTGTCCTTGGGCTTTCCAGCTCTGTCGCAACCACCCACATATACGATGTGTCGGCTCACAGCGTTGTAACCTGCAGCACCATTGGTAATTTCCCACGGGTCAACCATTGCGTCCTCGTTGTTCTGAACAAGTCGTTCCACACGCCCGTCAAGATGTATCATGTCTGTGTAGCCCACCTGCTTCCAGCCACGCCCTCCTCGGCTTACAGGGGCAGTATGCCAGTGGCGTATCTCCGCAGCACTTACCTCACGTCCTTCTGGAGTGGCAGTGCAGTGGATTACAAGGTACTTCATAGGATTACTCATTAACCTTGGGGAAGAGTAGGTTCAATAAATTCTGCTAGACCTCGATTGACAACGTCCTTTGCACGCTCCTCTTCGAACTCTAACTCTGTTCCTACCTCATAGCGAACAGAGGTGTCAAACTTATCAAGGAAATCTTCTGTTACCTTTATAGTAACCTTTTTTACCTCGTTCCCTTCTTGCTTAATTGTCTTTTCCATTTTGCTTATTTTTAATAATTATACAATGTTTTTTATCCGTGAGCAAGGAACTTCGGAGAAGTACGCTTGTCAAGAACAACGAACTCTTCTCCAAATGCGATATTAGTATCAGCCTTCATCAACATCTTGAAGAAATAGAGCTCACTCATGTTGCTCACTCTGTCAATCTTGATGACATGCTCATCATCTTGTAGATTAACTGCAGCAAACAAGTTAGATGTCATTGCATCAGGACTACAGAGCGTGGCAACGATAAGATTGTCAGGCCATGCCGCAAGGGTTTCGATTTGAATATCCTTGTATCGCTTGATGTTGCGTGTTGTCTCGTCACGATTCTTGTACTCACGAGAGGTAAGTTCGTCATCGTACTTATCGAAGTCGTTTACACTCATCAGAATACGTAGGTTTGGATTCTCACGAATTGCAACAGGAATTACTTTGCGAATAGCTGCAAGACGTTCTGTCATCTTAGTCGAATCAGACTTTGCTATGATAACGTCTGTATCCTTAGCTGCCTGAGTCAGGATACCATTGAACAGGTGATCATCATCACTTCCTTTCTCACCATTCACATAGTGGGTACCGAGCTCAAACTGAACTTGCTTTGAGAGAGCATCAAGAAGCTGATTCTGGACGTTTGGAGGAAGCTCTGCAAACACAAGGTCACCCTTCGGTTGGAAAGGACGCCAGACACTCTCGAATGTGCGTGGGTTGAATACAGTGAAAGCCATGAAATCTACAGGCTCAAGTGCCTTCTCAGAGTAATCGAATCCTCCCTTGCTGTCACTCACCTGTGGATCTTCTTTCTGCCTTTGCAGCATCTTATTGGTGCGAAGTCGTGGAATGGAGATTTTCTTAGCAACGTTTGGAATAACATGTATGAGACCTTTCCCAACAATCTCATTACTCGTTGTTGCTACAGTTAGGAGCTGCTCCAGCACCTCACCATTGTAATTGGTGTTTTTAATTGTTATTGCCATTGTTCTATTTTATTTAGTTATTACTCTCATGGTTGCTTATAACTTTCCGTGGAATTTATCTCTTATTTCACGCTGACGCTTTTCCCATGGACTTTCCTCAAGTGGTTGACCACTAGGCAAGGTATCCTTGACCATTTTTTTTGTAGGCAATGATGCAAGCACTTTCTTGCCATCCTCAGGGTGTTCCTTCAGTAGGTTCTCATAGACAGAGCGTGTCTCAGCATTGATACGTCCGTCCTGTTCTGCTGCATCAAGTAGCGTCTTACGGCTTGCCGCGGCCTCTTCTTCGGCAGCGTCTTCAAAAGTCTTGACCTGTGCTTTAAGCGACGTATTCTCTTCCTCAAGGCTCTTAACCTTACCAGCCTTTGCTTCTAACTGATCCAGACGTGCCAGTACCTCCGCATCTGTCGCACAGTCCTTGAACTGCGGACGTTTCTTCAATTCTTCTAAATTCATGTCTAAAATGTTTTGTGACTCGTTGAGCCTATTATTGAATATTGTGTAAATCTGTTCGGGTGTACTCTCCTCAGGAACAGGGTCGGCATCATATATACCATCAATAAAACCGAGTTCCTTTGCCTGTTCTGCTGTAAGCCAGTGGTCTGTTCCATCAAAATAGTTTGTCTTGATGGTCTCTTTATCTTGACCCAATTTGCTTGCATACATATCACAGAGCGTATCCTCAAGGCTTTCCATCTGTGAAATCATATCTTTCATGTCCTTGGTATTGCCATAGCAACCACCACTGACGCTGTGCAGCATCAAACGGGCATATCGACTCATATAGAGAGGCTTCCCGCATAAGGCTATAACACTTGCCATGGATGCTGCTACGCCATCAACATAGATTGTTATGTTCGCCTTACTCGCTTTCAAAGCGTTAAAGATAGCAATGCCCGTATAGACCTCGCCACCAATACTATTAATACGAACATCTATATTCTTATAGGTTGCCTCTGCTGCCATCAGTTCACTGGTAATCTGACTGCTGGTGACAGCACCATAACTATCCCCGATATCTCCATAAATGAGAATGCAACAGGTTTCCTCACCTGGTATGATATTAAAGAATGTTTTTGATTTCATTTTCTTTATTATTTCACTTTCACACATTGCGGATTTTGATGCAAAGGTGAAAGATTTTCTCCGACTTTGCAAACGGCCATTTTATCATACAAACCTTATAACTAACTCTTTACGTTATAAAGTTGCATCATGCGGACACGATTTGCAAACATCATGAAATCGCCCCACCTTTGCACTATAATTTAGGTGCAAATGACAAAGGATTTAAGCAATACACAGAAAAAGGAATGGGCAAAGACGCTCTATCTCAAAGAGAACCTCACACAGCAGGAGATTGCTGACCGTGTGGGTGTCGCTCGTGTGACAGTGAACAGGTGGATAGCTGACGGGAAATGGGAGAAGCAGAAGGTCGGACTTACTCTGACACGCGAGGAACAAGTATCTAACCTATATCGCCAGGTGGCTGAAATAAACCGTAAAATTGCTGAGAAGCCAGAAGGAGAACGTTTTGCCAATAGTACAGAGGCAGACATCCTGGGAAAACTCTCTGCTGCAATTCGTAAGATGGAGACTGATATTGGTATAGCTGATGTTATCAGCGTGCAGACAAAGTTTATCGAGTTCTTACGTCCCATAGATCTTGAGAAAGCAAAAGAAATTACGCAACTCTCTGACGCATTCATTAAATCACTTCTATAGATATGAAACAAACCGATAAACATGCGCTCCTTGACTGGGAGAAATATCGCCAAGATATTATGCGCTCAACTCCTGTAGACAAGGAAATGAGTGTAGCTGATCGAGAAAAGCATCGTATCTATCTTGAGACACACCCCATAGAATGGATTGAATATTTCTTTCCAAACTACGCTAAGTATGAGTTTGCAGACTTCCAAAAGCGAGCTATCCGACGTATGATAGCACATGAGGAATGGTATGAAGTTTTGTCATGGTCTCGTGAGCTGGCAAAGTCTACCATTACAATGTTTGTTGTCATGTACCTCACCTTAACAGGCAAGAAGAGAAATGTTATTCTCACCTCTAATAGTAAGGATAATGCGATTCGGCTACTTGACCCTTACAGGGGTAACCTTGAGGCAAACGGGCGTATCATAGCCTACTACGGCAAGCAGCAGACCATCGGTGCATGGACGGAAGATGAGTTTATAACAAAGGGCGGTGTGGCTTTTCGTGCCATTGGTGCAGGGCAGTCGCCCCGTGGTTCACGTAATGAGGCCATTCGTCCAGATGTACTACTTGTAGACGATTTTGATACCGACGAGGATACCAAGAACCCTGACACTATACAGAAACGTTGGGAGTGGTGGGAGCAAGCTCTCTATCCGACACGCTCAACATCAGAACCTACCCTGATTGTCTTCTGCGGGAACATCATCGCAAAGGATTGCTGTGTCACACGTGCTGGAGAAAAAGCAGACCATTGGGATATTATTAATATCCGTGATAAGAATGGTAAGAGCACCTGGCCTGAAAAGAATACTGAGGAACATATAGACCGAACGCTATCTAAGATTTCCACACTTTCACAGCAGCATGAGTATTTCAACAACCCTATTTCGGAAGGTGAGATATTCAAGCAGGTTGTTTATGGTAAGGTACCACCACTGTCTAAGTTCAAGTTCCTTATTATCTATGGCGACCCTGCACCAGGAGAGAGTCGAGGAAAGAAAGGTAAGTCTTTCAAGGCTGTAATGCTGTTGGGCAAAAAGGATGGTAAGCTCTACGTTATAAAGGCTCGTCTTGCACAGGCACTCAATGCAGAGTTTATCGACTGGTACGTGCAGTTGCTTGAATATGTAGCTGGGCGCACCAATGTTTATTGCTGGATGGAGAATAATAAACTTCAAGATCCATTCTTTCAGCAAGTGTTTCGTCCGCTTGTGCGTAAGGTTCGCAAAGAGCGTAACATAACACTCTATATCCAAGGGGACGAGGAGAAGAAGACGGATAAAGCAACTCGTATAGAGGCTAATCTTGAACCAATGAATCGTGAAGGGAACTTGATTCTTAACGAAGCAGAGCAGGATAACCCTCACATGAAGGAATTAGAGGATCAGTTCAAGTTGTTTACGCTCTCACTAAAATACCCTGCCGATGGACCTGATGCTGTGGAGGGTGGAAACAGAAAGATTGACCAGACAGCACAGCGTGTAGATCGTCCTCTTACACAATCACGCAAAAGCGTAAGAAACAAAAACAAATATAGAATATGAGCCAGTTTATTGACATAAAGGACTATGATGCAAGTGTACACCGAGAGATACTTGATGCACTTGTTAGAGACGATGAGTCACTCGTTGAGATATGTGAGGATAGGGCTATTGCTGAAATGCGAGGCTACCTATCTAAGCGTTACGACTGCAATGTCATTTTCTCAGCTTCAGGCGAAGCACGCAATCAACTCATCTTGATGATGACCATTGATATAGCTGTATATCACATCTTCTGCATTCATAATCCCATGAAGCTTTCACAAGTGCGTAAAGATCGATACGAGAGAGCCGTAGAGTGGATGAAGGCTGTAGCGAAGGAAGATATATCCATTGATGGAGCACCGCTACTGCCAGAAGACGTAAGAGCTGCTAAAGCTTCGTTGATGTTCAAAAGTAATATGAAACGAGTAAATAGATTATAATCATGAGCAAGAAGAATACACGAATTACTGTCAGTGGGAATATTCCACGCCCAGGACAGAAACAGCCGGCTATTGTAAGAATAACACAGCCTAAACGCTTTAATATTGATACGGCTGACTTTATGACAGCTATTAAGGCTGCAGAGAATGTAGATTATTCGCAACGTTCTAGGCTATACGACCTTTATACGGACATATTGCTTGATACGCATCTTTCAAGTGTCATAGAAAAAAGAAAGAATGCCGTGCTATGCTCAAGTATCGAGTTCCAACGCAACGGCAAGCCCGATGATGCTATTAATGAACAGATTCTGTCTCCCTGGTTCTATCGCTGCGTAGCAGACATTCTTGATGCACGCTTTTGGGGCTTTTCTTTACTTCAGTTCTATAAGAACGGAGAATGGATAGATTATGACCTTGTGCCACGTAAGCATGTGGAGCCTGTACGTAAGCTCATTCTTACCCGCCAGACAGATTTGCTTGGTACACCTTGGGAAGAGTTTGCCGACTTACTCTTTATTGGTAGGAGTAGCGATCTTGGACTACTTGCAAAGGCTGCTCCATGGGTCATTTATAAACGCAATACAACTGCCGACTGGGCACAATTCTCAGAAGTCTTCGGTATGCCCATTCAAGAATATATCTATGAGACCGACGATGAGGATGCACGTGCAAGAGCATTGAATGATGCCAACTCTATTGGCTCGCTCGCCACGTTCATTCATGGTAAGGATACAGAACTTCAATTGCGTGAGGCGGGCAACAAAACTGGTTCGGCTGATGTATATGAGAGATTGGTGGAACGCTGTAATAGCGAGATTTCAAAGCTTGTTCTGGGCAACACACTAACAACGGAGTCGTCAGATAAGGGTACGCAGGCTCTGGGAACGGTACATAAGAAGGTGGAGGAAAGTGTTGCTAAGGCTGATCGTGAATATGTGCTCAACGTGTTGAACTATGATATGACTGATATCTTCTCACACATGGGTATAAACACAGCTGGTGGTAAGTTCTGCTTCCCTGAGAAGAAAGACATTGATCCGAATACAGAGATGAGTGTACTTACGCAGCTGCACACGACTTTCTCTCTTCCTATTGATGATGATTACCTCTATGAGAAGTTTGGTGTTGAAAAACCTAAAAACTACGACCAGCAGAAGCAACAGCAGCTGGAGGATAAAAAAACACGTGAAGAAAAACTAAAGCAACAGACTAAAGAGGAAGATCCAGACGGTACTACGCAAACATCAAATGGAAAAACTCAAGTATCAAAGTTCAAGAATCGCCTCCGCTCTTTTTTCGTGAAAGCCCCGAAGGACGGGGCTCGTTTAGACTGGTAGTCAATCAAAACTACTTTGATGCTGACGATGCGCCAGCCATGAACATGCTGATAAGTGAGGACGTGTTAAGAAAGGCTTTGGCAAACATCTATCGAAAGATGTTCAATGTGAAAACAGAGATAGAACCTTACTTATACGATGCCATTCGTGAGGTATTCAATCAGGCTACTAATGATGCGTTTCCTTCTGTTGACCGTGATGAGGATTTCAAGCAGCAGTTAAAACACAGCAATGAGGTGTTCTCTGCCTTCAAAGTGCATCGTGCTCAAAACGACATGGCTGCACGGCTGTTGGATTCAAACGGTGGTTTAAAGCCATTCAATCAGTGGTTGAAGGACGTTCTGCCGATAGCCTCGCATCAGTGTGGTGCATGGCTCAAGACAGAATATGACACGGCGGTACTCCGTGCGCATCAGGCTGCCGACTGGCAGCAGTTCCACCGTGAACAGGATGTAATGCCTAACCTCAAGTGGATGCCCTCAACGAGCCTACACCCAGGGGAAGACCATCGGAAGTACTGGGGAACGATACGACCGATTGATGATGAGTTCTGGACGGAGCACCGACCGGGCGACAGATGGAACTGTAAGTGCAGCCTGACGAGTACTGACGAGGCGGTTACGCCTGTGCCTGCAGAGGATGTACACTCCGAGCCGCAGGCTGGGTTGAAAGGCAATCCTGGCACAACGGGCGAGACATTCTCTGACGATCATCCGTATTTCCCCGCTTCGTGTAGCGATTGCCCGTTCTATAATCCGAAGTTCAAGGATAGGCTCAAGAGGCTGTTCAGAGATAGAGTAAAGGACTGCTATCATTGTCCGTATATTGATGGGTGCATATATGGGATAGATAAGAATGATATTAAAGAGATAAAAAAGGAAGCACGTGAGCAGCTACAAGGTACCGCTATTACCATCCCAAACTTTGAAGGAGAGATTGGCATATCACGAAGAAGTATAGATGAATGGACTAATCAGCCACATGCACACTATGCTGAAAAGAATAGGATGTTACTTAGCATTGAGGAAGTCCTTGATTCTGCAAAGTATGTCGGTAGAAAGTCAGACAATAGTACCAAGCCTGGTTCTAAATGGATTCATCTATTTGAGACAAAGATACAAGGCGAAAAAAGTTGGATTATCATAAAAGAGTATCAAGATGGGACGACAATGTTATATAGTATCTCAGATAGTCCAAACATCTTAATAGGTCTAAACGAAAGATAGCCCCATCTTCACGGCTGGAAATACAATCCAACATAGAAGCAGAGCTATCCACTGCAAATATACAACTAATCAACGAATAAAGCAAGCAAATGGATATAAAAGATTTTTCGGAACTCATAAAAAGGCAAAGTCGGGAGGTTGATCAGCTTGTTCGACGGCAATTACCTGTAAAGGTGGGGCGCATGGCAAAGGATCATTATCAGGACAACTTCCGCAAGGGTGGCTTCGTTAATCGTGGTTTGCAGAAGTGGGCAACAACAAGGCGACAGCAGTCAGGTTCTGCTTCGGCATCAGCTTCGTATGATCCGCTGCTCTCTGGGCGCAACCATCTGTTCTCGTCTATTAAGTACGTACCTGGCGATTATCGTGTGATGGTCTCGAATGATTTGCCCTATGCTGCCATACACAATCAGGGTGGCACTGTCAGCCCCACTGTTACGCCCCGTATGCGCCGCTTTGCGTGGTATATGTATTACAAGGCATCGGGCAAAGATTCAAAGGGACAGCGGGGGAAGAAAAAGGCTACAGCACAATCAGCGTCACCACAGGTAGAGTTCTGGCGTAATCTTGCACTTACACGGAAACAGAAACTCTCGGTGAAGATTCCTCGACGGCAGTTCCTCGGTGAGAGCGAGGAACTCACGCAGCGCATCAATGAGAAAATAGAACAGGAGATTACCAATGTTTTAGGAATATAGAATATGGAAGAGATTTTTACGTCAATCCTCAATCTCATTAGCAATGAGATACCTGAACTTTCATTAGTAGACGAGGACTACGGACAGCTTGAAACAGCAGAGGATACTTATCCTGTAACATTTCCGTGCGCTCTTATAGGCAACATGGAAGCCGACTGGGACGAAGTGGGCATGGGTGTGCAGAAAGGAGTTGTTACGCTTACAGCACGGCTTGCCATTGATTGTTATGACGATACACACATCGGCTCTGGAACTACAGAAAAAACGGAAGAACGCTTACGGCTGGCAAACCGCCTGTATACCGTGCTTCAATGTTCGCGTCACAACGATGACATGGGTCCGCTGTATCGCACGAAAACAAGGTTCTATTCGTTACCGGGCATGATTAAGGTGTATGAATATGTTTTTCAGTTTGAGTTGCACGACGATTCGGCTGCCAGATAAAAAAGAAAAAGATAAAAGGAATCCTTATCCTTTTACCTTTTTCTCGTTATCCAACATTTCTTACCTTTTTACTTTTGAAACAGTTCCAACTGTTGTGCCGTTAATCGTGGTACTTTCACTTTGGGAACTGGTCGCAACTGAATGTCCTTTATCTCACGGCACTTGCGGCGGATGATGGTCATAATGCGCTCTTCGGAGATAAAAAACTCTTGTTTTGAGAGTAATGTCAACGCATCATCGAAACGGAGGCGTCGTTCCTCCGTCCAGTAATAGTAGCGTCGGCATAATGCCTCGTCGCGCAACTCTATGAGTGCTTTATCTCGTCCTTTCCCCATTACGTGCAAAATTAACAAATAATCAGCTTATTTGCAAGTGATTACATGATAAAAGCACGTATTTATGTGTACGGACACACAAAGAAGCCTCCCCAAGCCCCTAAAGGAGGGAGGGGATGTAAGATTACCACGTGTATCGATGGCAGCTTAACTTCCTCCTTCTTTAGGGATTGAAGAGGCTTTTGCAACACCCTCATACATCCCCTCCTTTCGGAGGGGCTTGGGGAGGCTTTTATAACCTACAGAAGCTCGGTTCGATTCGTTCCCAGACGTTGGTGTCCTGATTCTTCTTGGAGAAGTAGTAGTTGACGGCATTCTTCTGGACCACATTTGCTTCTTTGAAAAGTGTCATAATCTCTGAATACTCACTATCGAACTTATCCTCCAACTCATACAGCTTAGAGATGCTCTTGTAGTCGAGGTCGCCAGCCTTATTACGTTCAAGCAGTGTCATTGCCATCTGATACATTGGATCGTCCGAACCTTTCTCGCTTTGCTGCATATATCGCTTGAGGTAGTCGATTAGACGCTCTGCAGCAAGGTCTGCACGCTCGTCGAAGCCTTTCACCTTATTGCTTGAGATTTCAAGGCGAAAATCGCCATCAGTAATCGTGTAGCTTCGCTGGTCGCTTTTGCGTACTTGTCCGTACTCCTTCATGATTGAGACAAAGCTCTCAACCTCTTGCGCAAGCCATTCCTTAAAGAGCCCTACTGCATTCGTTAGTTCCACCACATTCTCCTCCACCTCCTTCATAAAGGAAGCACGCAGACCCTCGTAGGTCTCACGCCGCTCGATACGGCTCTTCTTCTCCTCGTTCTGTAACTCAGCGAGCAGCTGTGCCCGCTCTTCCTTACTCATGTCCTTGATGTTCATCATTTTTGTTTATGTTTAGTTGATTGGTTTAGGAGTTTACATGTAAACAAGTTAATTGTACTAATAACTTGTCAACCCGTTCACTCGTCTACTTGTTTACTTTTCTTAATGATTATTCTTATCTTAGCATTTAAACCATTGAGCTCATCTGCATCCAGTTCTTTGAATCGCTTACCTGCTATTCGTGGGTCTTTACAAAAGGCATCCACACGGTTCCAGTCTGTCGTATCTATACCGTATATCTGCAACTGGTGAAGTGCTCCGCTACGTGCCTTGCGTAGGATATCGTATTGCTTACGTCTTCGCTCGTCATATCCTGTGACATCCTCCATCTGTCGGCACATTGCTTCATATTCCCTTGCTGTCATCTGGCGTAGGTGAGCTGTCCGTCCTTGTGTAAACTGATAGACCAGCGTTTCCTTGTCTGCGCAAGGCATCTTCTTCAGCAACGTATAAAATCGAGCGTAGTTCCTGTCCGTTCCCATAGTTTTTCCTCCTTCCAGTCTTTATACGCTTTACGACCAGAAGCAACAGCCTCTGTAAGGTCGTCACTAAGATCACATTCACCGAACAGCGGTATGCCGTGCACACATACATAGAGTTCGCCGTTGAACTCCATCACCTGCACGGCTTCACGTGCCTCTGCGTCAAGATCAGCCTGTCGCTTAGCTTCTATGCGCTCAGCGCGTTGTTCGTGCCATACTTGCAATCTGCGTTTGATTTCGTCTAAAAATGTAGTCATAATCTTTTTTGTTTTAGTTGACAAGTTTGCGGGTTTACAAGTTGACATGTTAATAGTACTGATAACTTGTTTACTCATTCACTCGTCTACTTACTGATATAATATGTTTGAATTAATTTTCCGTTTCGTTTGATGAGTAGTTGCGTCTGTCCGTCTTCTTTCATAAGATAGGTGCTTATATCGCTTTTCACTGTTATGTCTTTGCGAACATACAACTTAGATATAAACCAGTCTATAAAATCTTTCAACTGCTTCCACTCCTCTTCAGTATCTTCTATTCCTCGTAGAGAGTATGTATTACTGATTGCCATCTGTAGCTTTAACAGCCACATTGGTTTATCGTTCGGACATACAGACTTGTATCTTAACATTTCCATAACTACTCTTTTGAAGCCTTCCACTCAACTTTAACTACTGCATCAAGTCGCCCACTCCCTTTACACATGGGGCATTCCTTTTTATACCGCTCTTGATACTCATCTTCCATCCAGTGATAACCGTTGCCTTGACAATATGGGCACGTATGGTCTCGGCTCTTAATAGTTTCTATCATTCGCCCACCAGGAATCATTCGCCCAGGGGCTATTTCTATTGTTCGTTTTTCCTTACTCATATCCAATCTACTATTTTATTTTCAAACATTGTAATCTGTTTTATTTTCTTATCTATTGCTTTAGCGAAGAAAAACTCTGCCAAGGCACCTGGGCTTTCGTGCCAGTCAGGAAGCAGACAGATGATATCACACCGTTTCAGTTGCATAATGTCAAGAAGAAGTATCTCTTCATAGAAGTTCGTGCCACATGCCTTTGCGTAGTTCTCTGCCATGATGCCAAGCCCGCTTTGAGTCGGATTAAACACTTTATATCCTTTTGCTTTCAACCACGCTTCTGCCTCTGCAAATTTCTTGCGAGTTGTATCGCTAAGAATATCTTCACCTATCTTTCCTGCGATATATACTTTCTTTATTCGTTTTTCCTTGCTCATCTTAATATTAATATCTAAAATTTGTAAAATGAATGATTGCCAACGGATTTGATAAATCATAGTTCCTGAACCACGCTTTCCAATCTTTGAAAGAAAGACCGTCATTTTTTGCAAACATGTATCTATCCATTGATTTGAATTCGTTACCTGACCCATATTCAATAACAGGTAGCATGATATTATTGTCGATAAATATTAGTTTCTGAATACCGACACCCTCATTTGCAGTCAACTGTGCAATTTCAACCTGCTTGCTCTTATATGGTTCGCCCACCCATTGCCGGATAGACAATACACCTTTACCTGCTTGTATTTCTGCAATACGCTGTTCCCATAGAGGATAATTTGCACGAATAGTATGCAGTTTGCTTATACCGAGCTTCTCCTTAAAAAAGGTTTGTTCTCCGGCATGGAGATGTCCCTTTGGAAAGGTTTTTGATAACATTAAAATATAAGTATTCATTTGTCTATTGTATTACTAATTGCACATTGAAATGAAACTCACGGCACAGCCGTATTATCTGCTTTATCTTGAACGGCTCGCCACCCACGCCGAAGAAGATAACGCGTTCGCGGGTATTGGCCTGTACGCCCTTTTTTCGTAGCCTGTACAACAGGTTGTCTCGCTTGTTTGCCATAGCTTTACTCTTTAGTTTTTCCCCAATATATGTTTGCTCTTTCCTCCCATATCGTGTAATAGCCCTTACTTCCGAAATACCGCCCTTTGCTGATTGCCCGATACCCCTCCACCCATATCTTCAGGGCTGCATCATACATCACACTCACCGCTGTACGACCTGAAGGTTTGTTTCCTTCTGCCTGACTGATGAAGATGAGCAGCTTGTCCCGGTGTCGGTTCTTAAACTTCTGATAATCCTTAAAGCTCATCTGTGTATACTGAAAGCTGTCTATCACAATGATATCCGGGCTTTTGTGCTTCTTGAGACGGCCGTCAAGGTCTTTCATGCTTTCACTGATGAGGATAAACCGCCGTGCAACGTCCTGCATACCTGCCTCTATAAGTGCATTCTTCATTGTCAGAGAGAAACCTTCTTCCAAGGAATTGTAGGCTATCTTCCCGTACTTTGCCAACTCTTTGCAGAGCTTCATCGTGAAGCTGGTCTTACCGCTTCCGCTTCGTCCCCAAATGAACCATACACCTCCTCGCTCCGGTGCTCCGAAGGCGTCTGCCCATTCTCCTTCAAAAGGATAGGTTTCTTTCTTCATACGCAGCATATCCGTTACTGACATTGCCCTGTTCATTATTCTGCTGTTTTATCGCTGTTCAAACGCTGATTTTTCGCTGTTTGAGCAGCCATCAATTTAACTCTATGAATATTCTTCTTCACGCGCCGCAGGTCGAATTCATATTCTTCTGCATCTTTAACAACCTCCGAAATGCGTCCTTTGTCTGTCACACCGTTTGCCATGCAGATTGCATACACATCATGAGGGGCGGTCTGTTCCAGTTCGTAGAACTTGCGACCGATACGTGAGTGAATTTCGTTGTAACCGCATTTGTTGTAGCGCAGCCCCATGGTCATACGACGCTTGATATAGCTCGTTGAGAAGAAGACGATGCCGCATTTGTCTTCCAAGCGATTGTAAAGGTCGATGAAATAATGAAAAACGCGCTCGGGCAGTTTGTCGGCTTCGTCAAAAAGAAGCAGCGGTGCCTCCATCTGAATAAGATCATCAATGATCCTGTCGAGCAGTTCTCTGATGCTGTAGCCTTCTGTACGCTGACCGATGCGGCGTGCAATCTCCCGTACAAAGTCACTCTTCTTCATGTCTTCAGAACACAAGATGTAGAACACCTCGTTGTGCTCAGAAGCATAGAGACGCGCCGTGGTTGTCTTGCCACAGCCTGCCTCTCCGACAATCCATGTAACATTCTTCACAGCCTGTGCATCTTTCATGACGAGTGACATTTCCTGAAAGGCTTTCGTTTCAACCACCTGCCAGTCTGTTCCTGCCGTTGTGCCTAACTGCGATGCAAGGTTGCGCCACATATCATCAGATATATTCTCCCACTTGCCCTGTAATATGCTGCTCACCGTTGCGCTACTTGTCCCTGTAAGACTCTGTGCAGCCTTGTTCTGACTTGGATACTTGCTGACGTATTGTCGCAATCTCTCCTGTATCTGTCCCTTTTCGTTCTTTGTTAGTTTCATATCTTTCCTTTTTATTCGTTTAATTTCTAATACTTGCCTGCCACTGATGCCATATCAACTACAGCTGTCTCAACATTCGACCAGTCTTCAAGGCTCACTTGCTTCGTCTTCCGTCCTATCTTATATTCTTCAGGCGACCTGCTATAGATACCTGTACGACGTTCTATCTGTCGGCGTTCGGCTGCTGTCATACCCTTAGGCTTTGGACTACGCAAACCGTGCTGCTCTGGCATTACGCCGTGAGCTTTTTCAATCTCACGTCCAGCAACGGTGCGCTCAATGCGGTCGGCTGTGTTTTCTGCTTGTTCTTGACGAATAAAGGCAGCTTCGCCTTCGGTCTGCTCCTGTATGGCACGATGTATCACAACGTAAGGTTCGGCTACCCGTTCAAATCGCAAACTGCCGTCGGCTTCTTTCTTATAGAGGCGAACACTTCCAAAGTCGTATGGATCATATTTGACAACGAACCGCTCGTAAGTGTGCTGCCTGCGCCACTCATGATCTGGTACACCTGGCTGGCTCATCACCTCGTATTGTCGCTTCTCCTTTTTAATGGTAACACTGATACCCTGGTCGGTGAAGGTGCTCATACGCTTAGCCGTTACCCAGAACATGTCTACCATATCGTGCGTTGTAACCACTTGAGTTTCTTCATTCACACTGCTATCATAGACATCCTGACGGCTCTTGCCGTATGCAGGGTGTTGCATTGAGTTCCATTCCTTGGTAGCTTTGGTGTAAGCGTATTTCAGTTCGTCCAGCGTATAGAGTGAGTCCTTGTTTTCCTCAATAAATTCAAGGTTCGGACGGCTCGACATCTTCTTTGCCGTAATGTTCTGACCTGTGAAACGCCAATCTTTATGCAGCACCTGTTGTTGAAAGCGACCGAACACTGCCTCAATGGTCTTTGATTCGCCGTTATAAGGTTGCGTAGTACGGTGTACGTGGCAGAGCTTCTTAAACAGTCCGTCGGCATCAAGTTTCTTATGTCCTCCCTGATTGTCGTGAACTATTTCGTAAGGCTTGTGCTTGCTGGTCTGAATTGCCATGCGGTAAGCGAGATATTGCGCCTCGTAATCCTCACTATCGCTGATATGCCAACCAAGCATCACCTCACTCATCGCATCAATGACGACATAGACCTGCGTGGTGCGTACCTTACCAGCATCATCCTTATAATATAGGTTCAGCTTCGTACCATCACCATACCATAGCGCATCACGCTTCGTTGGCAGTGCCGTGCGATGCTTGCGTCCGAACTTCTGTCGTGCTGCCTGCTCACCATGCACAGCATCGTACCATAGTGGCATAATCGCAGCACTATTCAGCCATCGCTTCATACCACTAAGGCTTTTCAGTGGCTTCCAGCCGTTACCTTCTGCACGCTTATTACCTTCTTCAAAGATTTGCGTATCCGTATATACAGGAACCCTGCAACGCTTCAATGCGATGAGTAGCTGTCCGAACTCGTCAGTAATCTTCTGTGTGTTCTTGTTTCCAACCTTACCGCTGATAAGGCTCTTATAGCCATCTGCCTTGAAAGCCTTAATCTTTGCTTTCAGTCGTGCTTCATTTTGTGGAAGGGTGTGCTGATACTCCTCACGCATAGCTTCAGAACTCTGATAGATTACCTCCCAAGCTCCTGCAGTGCTGCCGTTCAAACTCTGACGGATAGCCCTGCGCTGTGCCATCATCTTCAACAGCTCTTTCAGAACACTCGCATTAATGGTGTACTCTTCAATGAGCTTCTCTGTAAGATGTTCCTGCTTGCCGTTCTTTTCGTATGTGAAAGCCTCGTACCATTCACGCGCCTCGCTGTCCAGCTTGATGCGGTCACGCATCATTGCTTCCTTCATTCGTTGCTCTGGATCACCGTATCGTTCCATATACCGAGCCTTGTATTTCTGAGGAATGGAACTCCATGCGTAGAGTGCCTGACCGCCCTCGCCACCTCCACGGTGTACGCTGACGATATTTCCACGGCTCATGTTCTGACGTAATGTAGCAGCTTTAATAACTGCATCACTACCTCCAGTCAGCTCCGCATAGGTTACGCACAATATCTTATTGAAATACTCCATTCCTTAATTAATTTTACTATCTTTGCGGAAAAACCACAATGGAAAAAATACTCTTTATCTGTAAGTTGACTATAACTTACTCGGGTCAAGACCCGATAGCAGAGCGTCTTGATATTCTTCAAACTCAATTGATGCACTTCCTCGACCTTTGGAAACCCGAATATTACTATAATCCGGACGTAAAGAATGCCTACAATCAATTTGGGATGATGGACAAGATATGTGTAGACGAGTTTTATTTCTACCGTTATTTGAGGTTGAAGACCATCCCACATGTCTCAAAACTTTGCGAATCAGTTGCTTCACTAATGGGAATTTACCATGGCGTTGAACTCCATGTTGACTATCCAGAATCTCTACCTCTACTTTGTCCTGCCATAGTCGAAGAGTAATGACACTTGAACTTCTCACTTCTATTTTCATAGATTATATCCTCCACTTTACAGGCTCATAGCCATCAATTCAACTTCACTCTGCAACTCCACGAAGGCAGGTATGTTCATATCTTGCTCTCGACGTGTCACAATTCCATCAACAAAGACACTCACGCTGCCATCCTTGCGATCAACAACTATCTTCACTCGCTCACCGAAGGTCTGTGTCATTGTCTGTTCTGCTTCCTCGTGAGTAGTCTCAACATCAGCCTGCTTCCAATTAGGAGTTCCGTTCAGCTGTGTTAGTGCTGTGAAGCGAATCTTCCTTGCAAGTTCGCTATCGCTTTTGAAGTTCAGAGCCTTCCATACCATTACTGTGGTGCAGTTAAAGACTTCACAGAGGTGAGCCTTACCTTTTTTACTTACATAGATTTGTTTTTCCATAATTCCTTTCTTATAATGTTGTTTTTGTAGGCGGTGGGGAATCGAACCCCAGTTGCTCCGATGCTTTTAATTCCGTGTCCGCTACCATTCGGACGTAGCCGCCTCTGTGTTATCTTACAGTCTATTACCCTTATTTATCTCATGTCGTCTAAGAGACGCAAAAACCATATTCCTAATCGAAAGGCATGCCCAAAACGCCTCGTCAGTAAAAGTGGCATCAACGCTCTCCCCTGCATAACGCATGTCACTGATTACCTCGCTGAGTGCTCCATGCAGCATATCTAACTTCTCATTACTAACTTTGTCGAAAAGATTCCCTTCCATATTCTCTTATCTAAAATTTGCAAATCACGCCTCTTTTTTGTATCTTTGGACGCTGTTAATAAACTTAACACGCTGCAAAGATAAACACTTTGCATAAATAAAACAAATGTTTAGGTAATTATTTTACGCAAAATGTTTAATTATGGAGAAAAAGGATAGACTTTTAAAGCTTATAGAACACTATTCTGACGGAAATAAGTCAGAATTTGCTCGTATGATAGGCGTATCTCCACAGGCTGTTAATACATGGATTAGCCGGAATACCTTTGATATTGATATTGTTTATGCGAAATGCGTAAACATTTCGCCAGAGTGGCTCCTCACAGGCAAAGGTCCCATGCTCAAGCCCACAATACAAGAGCCACAAGTAACAACGCAACCGAGCACGCCAACAGCAAAAGATAGACTTCCTGAGGCATTCCGATGCCTTGACCCTCTACACGCCACACAAGAGTTGATTCCTTTAGTAACGCCAAAGGTTGCTGCTGGTTTCGGGAGTGCAGACTTTGTTATAGCTAAGAGTGACGTAAAAGAATATTATGTCATTCCCAAATGGAAAAGACAACGTGTAGATTTCATGATCGAAGTAACAGGCGACTCTATGCAACCTAAATACAATGCTGGTGATATCGTTGGCTGTACTATCATACATAACTCAGGTTTCATACAATGGAATCGACCACATGTCATTGCAACACGTGAACAAGGACTACTCATCAAACGACTAATGCCAGGTACTACAGCAAACTCACTCTCTGCAGTAAGCGAGAACACCCAATATCCTCCTTTCGATATACCCAAGGAAGAAATAACTGGTATCGCACTCGTTATAGGGCACGTAAATCTCGAGTAAGAAAAAACAAACTATATAATTATTAACTAATCACTTATCAAGATCTTGGAAAATACATTAAGCGTTTAAATATTGGTGTATTGAGTGATATATCAAGCTATATCCAAGACGCTGTTTTTATAGATGATTAATTCCAACTATTGAAGAAGAGCCTCTGCTTCAGTAACAATTGCCTCAAGTAGGCACATATTATCATCAAGAGCATCTGCGCATTTCTCGTGTGGATGCTCTTTCAGACATTCTACAGCATAATTGCGCATTGCTCTCAATCTACATAATGTCTGTTCTTTACCCATTAACGACTCCCATTTATTAATCAATTCTGCAACATTTTTATATTTCATATTGCCCTCCTTATGCGCCGCGCGCACACTTTTTTATAATTTAACACTGCAAATATAGCTAAAAAGCCCGATAAATAGGGCGTTCTACGAAATTATTTTTATTCGTCACATGGTATTATACCCCCTGTTTTGTGGAATAAAGGGGGGGTAAAACGGCAAAAAACGGCATCAATCCGCCTTTTTTTGTCCTTATTAGGGGGGGTGAATGTGGTCAAAAACATATAAAAAGTGTCACCCCTAATGTCACCCCTCTTTACACATTTCGTTTTACACTGTCACCCCTATCGTCACCCCTAATGTCACTCCAAAGCCATTTTTTACCCTAAAAACACACCTTTACAACCCCATAAAACAAAGAAAACGGCTTTCAACCGTTCAAAAACGTATTGGAAGCCGTTCAACTATCGTTCAATCAGCGTTTTAGCTGTTCAGACATACCCTTATTTTGTCACCTTTGAGCGTATAAGCTCACCAGCCCTAATACAAGCCTTTTTGTTCAGAACAACCCCTCCCTTGCTCAATCCTACACGCTCCAGCGAACTTTGCTTAATACCTATTTCCTCAGCCGTCAAAACGCTGTAAATCGCAGGAATAGAACCGAAATAATAGTTCTTTCGCCCCTGCATCAATTGCACATGTATTACCTTTGTCATAGTTATCTCTTTTTGCCTACAAATATACAAAATAATTATTATATACGATATATTAAACATGTAATTATTTAATAACAAAGCAAAATAAAAGGCGAGCCAAAATCAGCTCACCCACATTGTATCACGATAAAACAACCTCTCCCACAGTCTTTCTTTCCGTCTCTGTCGCCCTCTATACTCCTCACACAATAAAACACCCATTCTTACGCTAAAATCGCCCCAAATCGCCTCCTTTCCGGTTCCATGTAACATTATCCTCTCAAACACCGTTCAAACATCCCTCGAATGTAACACAAATGTAACACGATTGTAACATTTCGTTTTGCGCTCCATTCACCCTCAATTATCCTATAACTCTCTGATATACAAACGTTTTAACAACATTTACCCAATTATTATATTTACACATTTCGTTTTACCCCCCTTAAAACAAGCTGTTTTTTACCCAAATAAATGAGAGTAATTAGTTGAAAATAATACTTTAATTTATAAGTCTTTATATATCAGAACTTTATAAGCAAGCTAGTGATTACTTCAAAACTATCGTATTTAAGGTAGAATGAAGGTTCGCTGGATAAAAACGCAAATACAGCTATCTAAATTAGCAATATTATATTACAAAATTTTGCTGTCAATCT